AGACCTACGCTGTTGGTACTGTTCTCGGTAAAGTTACTGCTACTGGTAAGTACAAGATTGCTGTTGAAACTGCTGTAGACGGTTCCAAAGTTGCTGCTGCTCTGGTTATCGCTGACCATAGTATTGCCGCTGCTACTGATACCAAAATTGTTGTGTTGGAAAAAGGCCCAGCCGAAATTAGTAAAGGTGCTTTGGTACTTGACGCTACCTACGACAACGACGCTAAGAAAGATGCCGTATACGCTTCGCTGGAAGCTGTTGGTATCAACGTCCTCACCACTAACTAAGATTTAAGGAATAAGAAAATATGATCATCCGAGACCTTGCTAACCCGTTTAAAATTAGTGACTGGACTGAGGAACTGCTTGTTGTTCCTAACATGTACGGTAAGATTCAACAAATGGGTCTGTTCGACGTTGAAGGCGTTGCTACTGAAACTGTATCGTTTGAAGAAATCAACCAGAACATTGGTTTGATTGGCGACCGTCCTCGTGGCGAGCGCAACAACGTATCGAAAGATTACACCCGTAAAATCCGTGCGTATTCGATCCCTCACTTCCCGCTGGACGATGCAATCAGTCCTCGTGACATCCAAGGTAAAGCTGCCTACGGTGGTAGCGGTGCTGGTGTTCCTGAAGTATTGGATCAAGTACGTGCCCGTAAGCTTGAGCGTATTCGTCGTATGCACGCTCAGACTCTGGAAGTGGCTCGTGTTAAGACCCTGACCACTGGTGCTATCTACGCTCCTAACGGCACCATCGCTGGTAACTTCTACACCGACTTCGGTGTTGTTCGTAAAGAAGTTGACTTCGTTCTGGGTACTAGCACCACTGAAGTGCTGTTGAAGCAAGAAGAAATCATTGCCCACATTCAGGATAACCTGAACACTGGTGACATTGTAAACGAAGTTGTTGCTCTGTGCTCTCCTACGTTCTTCAGTAAGCTGATCACCCAAGCTGGTGTTAAGGACGCTTACAAGTATTACAGCTCCACTCAAGAGCCTCTGCGTCTTGCTGGTCGTGGCTTCGGTACTGCTGGTGGCTTGGATCGTGAGTTCGTTCTGGGCGCTGTTCGTTACATTGAATACTGTAAGTTTCATAGACATAGTGGGTTAACAGCCGCAATTGTTCGTTGTATTAAATCCACCAGAAGGTGAATCACATACTTTAATCTGTGTAAGAGGACTACGAACATTATCAGGATTAGCGTTGTTAGCACACATATCTGCCCAACTAATACCAGAAGCATAAGGCATCAAACCATTAGGAATACTAGCAGAGCTAGAGTCATTGATTAGATTCTCAAGTGCTTTAAGATACTGTGTAGACAAGGAAGACCAAACTTCAATGTCCCCTGTACGTTCTCTAGTAGTCCATCCTGCCAGTTGCATAGAGGCAGCAATCGCCGCCATTCTGGCAGCCTGCATGACGTTTCCACCATTCATATCTAAGAACTGCTGAATCTCTTCATCAGTAAATAGTTGATAGAAGGGTGAGGTTGGAGTGTCGCCAATAAGTAGGCGAACAATTTCCACATCTGTTAAAGCCATAGGGACTTCCTTATAATAAAGGAAAAGGGGCTAATTAAAGCCCCTATCCCAAACCACATTAGTTAGAGGTATGGCCTCGGACCACTACCTGTGGACGGCGAATCATGTTGATGAAGTTAGTCTCAGATTGCAACTGAATTTCAGTGTTGGTCTGGTTCATGAATTCAAACATGTATGCTTCAACACCAATGGTGTTAACAGTATCAAAACGCTCGGCTGGGCCAAAGTAGGTTTTGAATACATCCATAGTACCCATAGGCATGAAGTAGCAGTCACCGCTTGGGATAAACTGAGTGCCGTCTGGGGCAAAGCCACGGTATTCAAGCAGGGTAACACCAGCATGAGTGAACACACGGTCGATACCAAAACGAAGACTCTCACGCAGAGGTTCTTGCGAGGACTGGTACTGAGAGTACGCAGCTTTAACGCCTGCTTGAGTGATATACTTATCGAAGAACTGTGGCGAAGCCAAGCCTACAACATTGGTAACAACATCACCAGTGAACAAGTTATCTTGAATGTGGGCAATTACTTCACCATTCTTCAAAGGAACTTCGGTAGTGCTAGTGCCCAGTACAAAGTCAACAACTTTACGAGTTACACCAAAGTCAGTGTAGAAGTTACCAGCTACAGTACCGTTAGGTGCATAGATATCACCAGTGGTAAGGGTCTTAACACGAGCCACTTCCAGAGTCTGAGCGTGCATACGACGAATACGCTCAAGTTTACGGGCACGTACTTGATCCAATACTTCAGGGACACCAGCACCGCTACCACCATAGGCAGCTTTACCTTGGATGTCACGAGGACTGATTGCATCGTCCAGCGGGAAGTGAGGGATAGCATAGCTACGGATTTTACGGGTGTAATCTTTCGAAACGTTGTTGCGCTCGCCACGAGGGCGGTCACCAATCAAACCAAGGGATTGGTTGATTTCTTCAAACGAAACGGTGTGAGTAGCAACGCCTTCAACGTCAAACAAACCCATCTGTTGAATCTTACCGTACATGTTAGGAACAACAAGCAGTTCCTCAGTCCAGTCACTAACTTTAAACGGGTTAGCAAGGTCGCGGATGATCATATCTTATTATTCCTTAAACAGTAGTCAGTACGTTAATATTCAGTGCTTCCAGCGAAGCGTATACAACACCTTTCTTGGGGGCGTCATCATAAGTAGCGTCCAGTACCAAAGCACCTTTACTAACTTCGGCTGGACCTTTGATCAGGACAACAACTTTAGTGTCAGTGGCAGCGGCAATACTTTGGTCAGCAATAACCAGAGCAGCAGCAACTTTGGAACCGTCTACAGCAGTTTCAACAGCAATCTTGTACTTACCAGTAGCAGTAACTTTACCGAGAACAGTACCAACAGCGTAGGTCTTGATAGCAGCTTCGTTTACGGTTACTTCTTTACGGCAGTAGCCGGTTTCTGGCCACAGCTCGTGCTTAACCAGATTCGAAAACCGGGCGGTATCTTGGGCAACAATAGTCATTATTTATTTTCCTTATTTAGCAAATTTGGCTTTGAGCAGGGCAGCAGTGCCATTCTCTTCTTCAACTTCTACATCCGAACTTTTGCTCTTTTGAACAAACAAATCAGAATCTTCTACAACAGCATCTTTGGCAGCCAGAGCTTTGATCACAGTGTCAAACGCTTCATCAGGCAATGCTTCAAGAGACTTAAACAACTCTTCAGCTTTAGCTGTATCTTTCTCAACAGAAGCAATGGCTTCTTGACGAGCTTTAACAACAGCTTCTTTCTTCTCAGCTTTAAAAGCTTCAACTTGATCAAGAGCTTTCTGAAGCTCTACTTCTTTTTCTGCTACCTGAGCTTTCAGGATAGTTTCGGCTGCCAAGACGGCCTTTTGGATTTCTTCTTGCAAAGCAAGTACCTCTTTTTCTTTTAGTAAGGTTTGAGCTTCAAACATCTTAATTAGATGTTCTTTAGTCTCATCATTATGAAGGGCTTTAGTTACAAGACTGTATACTCCTTCTTCCAGCTTTTCTTCAGCATCTTCTGACAGAAGCATTTTTCCGCTAGTTGGTTCATATGTAATAACCATCTTTGCAGGTTCGGCTAAATCATCTAGGACAATTTCACCACTTTGTAGAGAGTAGTTTGCAGTAAACAACCCACCCTCATTACAGAAGATAACAACGGAGTCGCTGAAGTCTTCTACATAAAGCCACTTATCTTCATCGCCGTACTTCTCTTTAACAGCATCCTGCAACGAGGTACGAATCTGAGAATAAAAGGCATCCTTATTAATACCCAAAACCTCAAGAGCTTTGGTAACATCTTCGGTAAGTTCTACACCACTCTTCATCAGCAAACTGACAGAGCGATTATTAGCACTAAACCCTTGTGCTTCGTGGCAGAGGCCAAGATGTGGGGAACGCTTGCCATCTTTATCTTTAATAACGAGTGACATTAGTCCTCTCCATCAAACTTAACATTTGTAATTTCACCAGTGGTTTGGTTGATCACTCCGGTTGCACCGATTGATACGCCACCAACTACGCCAGATTTCTTCAACTGCCAAAGATCAGCATCGTTGTATCGAATCTTAGCAACCCAAGTACCAGCCTTGATAATCTCATCTGTCTGAATAACTTTCACATCCAACTCTTTCTGAATCCATGTAGACTCAATAGTGAATGCTTCAGTATTCTTGAGATGGAAAAGATTTGGTTGGACAACACCTTTCTCAAGGTTTTTGTTGAAGTTCTCCATAGCCTTTTCAATAGTCTTATCACTCATCCATTCACCATGAGCGTCTTTTGTAAAAGGCTCATAGATTACTTCGTAGCTAACCATCTCTTCATCGAGAGTTTCTGGCTTCTGTTCTTGTGTTGTAGAGCCTACAGCTTTCTCTAGAAATTCGGAGAAGGCTTCAAGCAATTTGTTTTTCAATTCCATTAAGCGTTCTCCATATTCCCTGTAGACGAATCATCACCGCCTGTTGGGCTGGTTGATGTACCTTCTCCCGCAGTGGCTTGGCCTTCACCAGCACCGCTTGAGTACCCTGTAAGTTGCATACGTGCATCCTCAACAGAGATTGTCTGGTCTTCAAAAGGTGTAGGTAGATTGGCCTGTTGCGCGATCCAATTCACGGTATTAGCATCCTGCGAGATAAGACCAACCGAGGCTGTCCGTTGCAAGAACTTAGACAAGACATCCAAATCAGGACTAACAAGGTCGCCAAAGTCAAAGTAAGGAACTACAGAAGTGTCCCACCCGTTCAACTGAAAAATCTGATTTACAAGGTCATGATTAAGTTGGTCACGAATCTCAATCAACTTAGATTCAATAGCCATGTTGGAGATGCTTTGCAAACTCTCAGCAAGACTGAAAGAGCCGCCACCACCCTGTCCAAGAATAAGCTGTGAGGCCATCAATGCAGAAATGATTTCATTCTTATAAGAAGCAATGATTGCTGTAGTGTCGAAAGCCTTTTGACCAGTGACAGAGATAACATCAAACTTGAAGTATTGCTCACCTTGATCATCCAACACTTGAGGAAGGATAAGGCCAGATTGTTCATTCATGTGAAGGTTGCGCATGATACGTTGATAGTAGGCATAAACTTCTTTGTCTTCAGGACTAGCATCTTCAGCCATATAACGTGGTGGGATATACAACACCTTCAAACCACGAACATCACTACTAACACCAGTTGCTTGAAACTCTTCCAAGTTAGTCTTGTACTTCCAAGCCATATAAACAGACTTGAGAGGACTTTCACCCTCAGGGTTATTTTTCAGAGGGTTATTGCGAATCAACATGAACTTCTTAACTGGAATAAACTCTTCTTTCCAAGAGGAAGTCATTACACCACGTTTACCATTAGGCTCAACAGCGTATTGATTCAAACCAGCAAGCTCTCTACCACCTTCTTGCCATTCCCAGCTACTAACTGTATCTTGTGCAATAAGAGGAAGAGACTTAAGACCTACAAGCCCATCATCAAACTTACTACCATTCTTCTTGTAACGCTTACGATATACTTTCTCAACAGGAGCAAAACCAAACCTATTGAATGAAGTAGCTTGACGAATGAAGCTACCCCAGCTATGATCCATGTCATTCATTACTTGACGTAGGAACTCAGCTTTGTCTTTCAATTGTTCTTCATATCCCTCTGGAATCTTTACACTCCAAGGAACACGAGCAATAGCCATTTCTACAAGGTTAAGAGCAGGAGCAATGGTTGCATCCTTAGCCATCTTCTTGTATGTGTGCATACATTGTGGCCAGCGTAGTTCGCTATTACACTCCTCTACGATAGACCCTGCTGCTGTCCATAAACCATTAAAACTGCTTTGCCCAAGCTTTAGACGAGGGATAGGAACATCCCCTTGCGTCAAAGCCTCTACATTGGGTTGCATAGAGGCGTCTGATTCAGGCATACATCACGCCTCCTTACATATTGTTGAATGGGTTTGAAACGGATAGGTCTGTTGATTTAAGACCAGACATGAAGTTTGGTATTTGGAATTTTTGAGCTAGTGTGATGAATGCGTCCGACGTGGCGTCAACTTGCGTGGTATCTTAAACAAGAGTCGTTAATTCTTGTCCATGTTTGCTGCATATCGCTATGCAGAGGAGACTATATCTTCACTCAATTTTGAGTGCCTACCGTTTCGCCTCACTTGAGGCTACGAGCAAATGCTCTAGTCGTTACACGTTCCCATTAAGGGCTTCGCTCGGGGTTTTCTGATTAATCAGAGGTTCACCGAATTAGATAGGTTTATAGATGACCAAGTTTTATATAAATCATCTTTTACAGCCCTGGAGCCGTCAAATCTCTCCAGCTCATCAAAGTATGTATCATTCCAAGAACCTTCAAGATAGTCTACAAGACCAGCTTGGGCTGCCGCTGCGAATGGCTGAAAGCGTATCACCTTGGACTTATTTGACGGGCGCATGCGCGCCGGGAAACCCTCAGAGATGAGGTCTTTAATCATCATCATCCCAGCAGCCTTACCAGCCTGTCCGGGTTCTTGTGGTAGAAGGATTTGAGTACCGGGAGGATCACCCTTGGCAGTCTCAATAATCTTCTGCATTACCTCACCAAAACGTGCTCGGAATCTAACAACGTCACATACTACATATCTAGCATCTTTGGTTTTACCAATTAACACCCCAGCAGTCCAGTCAGGGTTTGGCAATGAATCCGAGGGTAAACTTCCCGCGATATCCCACGCCCTGCAATACTGTACAATATCAAGATTTAATAGGCTTTGTGATTTAGCCCAGTCACGCTTAAAGTAACCACTGGCGGATTCACGAACAAACCAGTTTCCCTCTAAAAGCCGAGCACGTTCTGTACCTTTTAGACCTTTAAGCCATGAGACATATTTTGGATTTATGCGTTGGACGATTGGGTTGTCGTTGACAGTTGCGCTGATAAAGGTAAAAGAAAGGACGTCATCATACTCAACGCCATACTTTTCAACCACTTCCTCAACACTATCACCCCATACAAAATCACCATCTTGGAAGGTAAAGTAACGAAGAGTTCCGTCCTTGCTTCTGTCAGGTGTCCCGTCTTCGTGCAGATATGGTTCAACCCATTTACGAAGAAAGTGGTCAGCGTGAGGGTTACAAGAAATCTTTAACCTTGGGGAAACTTGTGGGCAAGCAGGGTTACGCATACGAGACATAATGTACTGTGTCATGTGCTGAGTGAACTGTGTTCCCTCGTCCATATAGTACAGATTTGCCTCAGAACCTTGCCAGTTTACGTCTGAGTCATCGTTCTCAAAGTGTTTTAAATATATCTCAGCTCCGCTCTTATGGAAGACAAATTTCCCGTCTTTAGCGCGCCATGTAAATTCATCTGGTTTATAAGCAAGAGAAAATGTCCTCTTTGCTTTTGTTAGTAGGCCGCCAGGGCCTGTAAGTTGTGGAGTGGTTCGTCGAGTCATAACCCCAATGAAGTTTGGGATGTCCGTATACTGTAGGAAGTCAATTACCCCAATCTCACTTTTTCCTGAGCCAGCAGCTCCACCGAATAGGGTTACGTCTGCTTCAGAGAGCATGTACATCTGTTGACGTTCTGACACTGGCCCCGGAAGGTCTTTAGTCTCTTCCAATTAAGGCTCCTGTAAGGAACAGGGGCTAAACGCCCCTTTCCGTTAGTTGTATCGCCCGTTAACCTTATCCAGTGCTCTAGCGTTAATAGCTCCTGCGGACTTGTTTTCATATTCAGTTACGAACATACAAGCCTCTTTAGAGTAGGTCTTGTTACCGGGGACTTTTAAATCTTTATCAAAGTTATAAGGGGCACCGCCCGCTTTACACTCTAACCACTTATCAAAGTTTTCTAGGCTGGAGATATCTTCAAGAAAGTTTGCAAAACACAGCCACCTGTCATCTACGAAAGCTTTTCCATAATACCCCATACTGTCTCTTGGGTTATAACAACGCTTCATAACATTTGACCAAAGTTGTTTGGCTTGTTTCCAATACGACACTCTTGCGAACTCACCTAAGTAACCAATACCGAGAAAACTTAGTGCATAGGGGTCGTTAATCTTACCCTTCCTGACATTGTGAATTTCTGCTTGCCTTGTATAACCTGTGGCATCAAACACCACAACACATTTACTAGCCTTCTTCTTAACTATTAGTCCAGAAAAGCCTGCATTATTAACAAATGGCTCATTCCACTCTGACCAATCATGTGACTTGTTGCGAGTTCTATCCCTTACCTTTCCAGCTAACACGTTCCCCTTTTCAGCCCATGCTTCATAGCCTGAGTCTAGGAATTTAACTTTGAATTTATTAGGTGTAGCCTCAAGAATCTCCATTAAACCATAGCAGTTGGATGGGTAGAACTTTTCGTACTTGTCTATATCTTTAAAATTTGTCATAGAAATTCTCCTATGTCAGTCTGATAACTGAACGTCTCTCGACGTGTCGTTTAAGCCGGGCACTATCACAGTGAGCCAAAACCTTCAGCACCTTTTGTGCCTTCAATCCAAGAAGTATCTCACGAAACTCCTTATCTGTCAATACTCTGACAACATTATTTGTAATCTTTTAGAGTTATTTTCAAATGTCTTAGTGAAGCGTCCTATATTTCAAAGACGCTTTGTAAAACATTTGCAACTTTAGAATTGTTAGCCCTGCATGTACTTCCGGGCATCAGAAGTAGGAGGTGCAAGACAAGCTTGCTGTTCAGCGAGGTAAACAACTGAACGTGGTGACATGCTCACCAATGAAGCCTTTAACGAGGCTAAGCCTTAACGATTGTATTTACGAAGGATTGTTTGTAGCAAGAACAAAAGGGCCATTGCGGAATCCTTTGGTTTAATATAATGTGGAGCCAATATCCGGGTTCAAACCGAAACCTCTAGAGTACAAAACTAGAATGCTATCTATTAACACCATACTGGCAAGTTGTTGGGTCGCCACACTGTCCGTGCTCCCAACCAACGAGGCAAAACCCTCGCTCTCTCCTCTTAGCACTAACCCCGAAGGGTAATATACGATAACAAAGGCTTGCAATCACCTGACTTGTTACCGACCTCCCCAAAGCCAGCTCCCATACT